CCACGATCAGGTCATAGTTGCCCCAGTTGATGGTTTCCAGATTGATCTCACCGGATTTGCCGGTGGTGCGTGTCAGGTCGGTGTGGTTGAGTACGTCGTAGTTGAAGCGATCTGCCGATAATAAATTACGTTTGTCATTCACCGTATAAACGGTCCAGTTTTCCCTGAGCTTTTTGGGGGCAAGTACCAGTACCCGGTCGTTACGCAGTTCATAGTATTTAATGACGGCGAGGGCAGAGAAGGTTTTGCCAAGACCGACACTGTCGGCAATGATGCAGCCGTTGTAGCGTTCCAGTTTGTCGATGGCGCCCAACACACCGTCTTTCTGGAATTTGTAGAGTTTGTTCCAGACCAGGGTATCTTTAAAACCGGTTTTGCTTTTGATGATGCTGTCTTCGTCGATCTCTTCCAGAAAGTCTTTGAACAGATGATAAAGGGTTAGAAAGTAGATGAACTGGGGCGATTGATCCTGTGTCAATTGGTTGAGCTGATCCAGCAGTAGCTGTTTGGCATCGCTGGCTGACGGGCTGTCCCAGATTGCATTAAACCACTCCAGCATTCCTTGCGTGGCCGTGCTATCGGTGAGGCACATATTCATATCAAACTGATCAGACTCACTGAAGCCCAATCCCGTACTGGTGAAATGTGAACTGCCCTGGATAGCGGTGTCGTTATTGTCTGCTTTGCTGATATGAAAAAGGTTCTGGTTGGCCATGCTGGTGGAGCGCACCTCGACCTTTCGCTCGATCCACCCGGCGCACTCTTTGGCAATCTGCATCTGATTGAGCTGGTTCCTGAGGCGGTGCTCAAAGCGGTCACCGGTTAACTCGGCAAAAGGCGTATCGTGGGCTATTTCGGTTTTCAGCGACCTGGACAACAACAGGCGTATTTCATCGACGGAAGATAATTCTTTCTTCAGCCAGTCAAAACCATAGATGGAGAATAAGCCAGAGAGTACCGACAGTTTTGATCCTTTGCCAAGGTGTCGGCGAAGCTCTTCACCCACTTTTCCATTTTGTTTATTGTCCAGAAGCACGGCTACATTTCCATGTTGTATCAGCAGGTACGCTACCGCCCGTGGATTTTACCGCCGTCGTTTATCGACTTTGGGGAGCATGGGACCAGATAGCTCAGTGGTACAAATTTGAGAAGGAAAATATTGTACGCTTGTGAGGTGATTGGTGGTAGTCGTGTATTTGCGGAGTGTTAAAAAATGTAAGTTTTATTTCATTTACTTCTATCTGTAAGCTGTGACGTAAGGGCGAGGGCTAAATATCGGAGCCCCCTTCAGGAAGGCTGATGAAGGTTTAGAAACCTGTGTTGAGTCAGGTAAAAATCTATGCTGGGTCCTCTTTTTGGGGTTGAGAGAGGGTGGATAAGGTTTTCAGCGTCTGATTATTTTCTTTGACCGTTTGCGGAGGTTTGGACTTAGATCAAGACTATTCTCTGCTTATAGTATGTGCAAATATCACCACGGTAAGATTGGCCTTCGGGTTTGCTATGAGGCGTGCTGAATAGGCGGCGTTAGCGGGGTAGAGCTAAATATGTACAATAGTACATATTTTGTTTTTATCAAAAAATTTCGCATTAGGTTCCCTCCCCACCGCCATACAATGAAGCCCTTACGATATCTGTCGTAAGGGTTTTGTCGTTTATAGACCCTGTAAACAAAGGGTTAAACGGATGATGCTGTGGTTTGTGGCCTTCCGTTTTTAAAGCTAATTTTCCCCGTTTTTCTGACTTTTCTCTCTCCTCTCTGAAAAGCTGTGGTTTTTACCCTTGCGAGAACCACAGCGTTTAACTGTTTGATTCTATTGTTCTTTCTATGTGATTTTTTGTGTTGTAATCTTGTGGGTTCGCAGCTATACCTGCGCTAGGGGCTCGGGACCGTATTCGAATTATTTTATTAACTGTAAAAAGCTTAAATAGAGTATTTAGCGTTGGCCATGACTTGAAAATGTGTTTACAAATCTACAGTACGAGCCTTGCTTATTATTCATCTTTTTCAAGTGTCACTTAGGTAGATCAATTTTGAACTTTAAGTCTTTATTTTCATTTGGGAGCCAAAAAGCCCTTACACCTGCGATAGAAACTTTTGAGAGCTCAGCGAATAAAGCCACTCTACTCATGGAAGAAAAGAAGTGGGAAGATGCCGCTCGCACTATTGGTCAAGCAGGCTTTGATCAGGCAATAATGGACTATCTTGATGTTATAAAAGCTTCTGAGGCTTTTGTTAATGCATATCGAGAACGATGGAAATCTTTCTTTGACTATGTGCTGGCTAATGCAGAACTTGAGAGAGCATACACCAATAGTTATGTTTTTATAGATGTAATGTGTAGCCGTGTTGAAGCAGCGGAAAAACGTTTTTTGGTGGCATCTAAAACCTTGCAAGCTCAAAAGCAGCCATAGCGAAGATGGGGGAATTTACGCTGTGGTGCAAACTCTGCATCCAATATGATGAAGTACCTTTACTGGCTTACCTGAAGCAATAATTGTCCCCCTTCAATCATTGGAAGGGGGGGCAGCTTCAGGGGAGGCCAGTGCCAGTTTTCTGAAATGATCCCGCTGTTCTGTCCAGAGCATGGGGAAAGGCTTCATACAATCCTTCAGCGTAAGCACCCATGTTCCAGTATTGCAGAGAATCGCTTCCTGAATATCCGGTGCCAGACAGGTCAGGCGGATCAACTTGGCTACCCGACTTTTGTCCGTCTTTTCTTTCCTGGCTACGGCCTCAAGGGTTTTATACTTCCCATCTTCCAGCCACTTGATCCAGCGGTGACCTTGGATTAGAGCTCGCTGCAGAGCCTCCATCTCTTCATGGCCAACCATACCATCCGGTGTCTTGATCGTGCTCTTCCCACCCCGTCGTATAATCTTGATGGGGATGGTGACTTTGATCAGGTTTTCCTCTTCCAGAAATTCAACAGTTTCATCTCCGACTTTTTTGACAATGGCCATGGGCTCTCCTTGCAGTTTATGGTTGTAGTTCAATGGCAACGGCATTCATGCCGTCAGGCCGGAAGTAAACGGTGACTTGCTCTGCGGCCAGTTCAATGCGTTTGATTAACAGTTCTGTCAGGCGTCTTTTTTCCGGAGCGAACAGCTCGTCCCATACCGAAGCCAGATCACCCAGTGCGGCCCGGATGGTGTTTTCATCGAGATTGCCATCCTGTTCACTGGCCTGTTGCCACACCTTGAACAGCAACTCCGGGCTGGCCAGCCGTTTCCTTATCTCCTCCAGCACCATAAGTTCCAACGTGCGGGCCGACAGGGGCGGCAGTGGGCTGTTTTTGGCTCCCTGTTTCTGACTGGTGCCGGTCACGTAATAACGGAACAGCTGGCCGTTTTTGCGGGTACTGCTGGTGGTCATGGCTAAACCATCCGGTCCTACCAACATGCCCTTGAGAAATGAAGGATTGTTCCGGTGCCTGGAAGACTTTGAGCGCAGCTGGGCGTGGACATCGAAAGTACCATGAGCCTTTGCCCATAAGTCCATGGGGATAATCGGTTCATGTTCACCGGGGTACCATTCGCCCTTGTTACCAATCTCCCCGATGTAGATCCGGTTACGGAGAATGCGATGAACGGTGTTCTTGGCAAACAGACTGTCGCCTCTCACGGTTCCGTCGTGTAACGGGATCGCCTTGGTGCGGTATCCTTTCTTATTGACGATTTCACAGGTTTGGATAATGGAGCGGGTTTTCACAAAGGTTTTGAAAATCAGGTTAACCAGGCCTGCTTCCACCGGGTTAACGGTGAGTTTGCGCTCAATGACGTCATAGCCCAGTGGAGGGTTACCGCCCATCCACATGCCTTTCTTTTTGGAGAGCAGAAATTTATCTCTTATTCTCTCGCTGGTGACCTCTCTTTCAAACTGGGCAAAAGAGAGCAGGATATTAAGAGTGAGTCTTCCCATACTGCTGGTGGTGTTGAATTGCTGGGTGACGGATACAAACGACACATTATGCTTGTCGAACAGGTCCACCAGTTGAGCAAAGTCAGCCAGAGAGCGGCTGAGGCGGTCCACCTTGTAAACCACCACAATGTCAATCAGTCCGGATTGGACATCCCGAAGCAAACGCTGAAGAGCAGGTCGCTCCACATTCCCACCAGAGAACCCACCATCATCATAGTCATTTGGAATCAGCACCCAGCCTTCATGCTTCTGGGAGTGAATGTACGCTTCGGATGCATCCCGCTGGGCATGGAGCGAATTAAACGCCTGCTCCAGTCCTTCCTCCGTCGATTTTCGGGTATAGATTGCACATCGCTTCTTCACCAACGTTTCCTTACGCCTGGCCATGTACACCTCCTTTTGACTTGGATTTCAGCCCGAAGAACATCGGTCCCGACCAGCTGGTGCCGGTGATCATATTGGCAATGCGGGTCAGGCTCTTGTAGATCTCTCCCCGGTACTCAAAACCCTGCGGGGTCACGATGACTTCGTGGGTTTCCCCGTTGTACTCCTTGGTGATGACCGTCCCCAATGGAGGCTTCACTAAGCGGCTATTTGCAGATTTAGGTTTGTGCTCACTTTTCTTGCTGGCCAGCTTCAGCCGGTCCGAGCTCTTCTCACTCAGTCCTCCCAATGCCAATTCTTGAATTCGATTGGACAGTCGCTGTCGAAGAATACGAAGATCAAGCTCTGGAGCTGGTTTGCCATTTAGCTCCTTCCACATTTTGCGCAATTCTTCTGTCTTCATGGATTGCAGTGCCACCACTCTGGCGGCAAGGGTTTTATCGTCATTCATAAGCTACCTCAGTCTTGTTCTCAGGGGTGTTCACAGTCATGCATGAGGTAGCGGAGTTATCCAGTCGGTCAGGGTCTTTATTTTGTGTTCTCTGCCGCTTGCGGAGGATGGCTGAAGCGATCAGTGCTGCAATTTCATCCCGTGGGCTGAGGTCTTGCTCCATTGTTGATAGCAGTTCGTCCATGGTGTTTCGTTCCTGAAAAGGCTTACTTTTATTCTGCGAATCCTTATGGATTTTTGCCATGGCGTATTTGCGGGGGCTTGCGTGCTCTGGCGTAAATACTGTATAAAATTACAGTTAAATTGAAGTCAGGACCTCTTATGCAGTGATGGCCCATCATTATGAGGGATGGTTGATGCCACACATTGAAAGCCTTGAAGCAGTGCTTCGCCGGGTGAATCCCGACTTTTTCCAGGCCATGATGTCCAGTGCCTTTTCGATTGACCTCCGTGTGCCTTCGGCTACGGGGGTTCGAAAACAGAGAAAAAGCCTGTTGAATGCGTTGATCCATTATTACGACGACCGGTTGCCTGAGCTGAATCCGGTGTTTGAAAAGATCCTGTTATTGTGCGACAGCAGTGGACAGGACGCCCTGGAAGCAATCAGGACAGAGTCCCTACCTGAAGATCTGAAAGAAACCTTTCGTACCCTGTCCAATCAATACCATCGCAGTCTGTGGCTTTATGATTATGACCAGCGCCTGTTTGCCGAAGCGCTGGATAAACGCCAGTTGCGGGTACTGCGTCGCAGCAGCCGGAGTTGCGCTGGTTTTGAGTTGCCCAGAGGGCTGAGCATTGACGATAAGGGGCAGGTGAAGTCCTTTCGGGCTGCCATGGCTGAAGTATTAATGTGTCCGATTGATGCGGTCGCTGCAGAAGTCATTCCCCGGTTTGAGGATGAGGCGTGTGTGCGGCTGGAACACTATGAAGTTCGGTTACATTACAACTTGCCACCGGAAAGTGCTGGGCGGGTTGAACAGAATCAGCTGATTCCCTGCGATATCCTGCTCGCCACCAGCGCCTTCATGACGTATGAGCCGGACAATGGTGCATTGTACGTGATGTCAGAAGATACCCGTCTCTGGCATCCCGCAGGAAAGGCGGTGGCAGAGTGTCTGCTCAATGTCGTCTTTACAGCCAGGCCTCTGGATGTGATTACCTACGATTACCAGAAACTGGGAGACCAGACGTTTCAACTCAATATCGGTGGACTCGAGGGGGTGTTTGGGGCCAAGGTTACCCTGCTGGGTGTGAGAGGGAACAAGAGTTCGCTGCTGGTGTCGTCGCCTGTGAGTGACCATGGTGACATTCACTCTGCTGGGATTGAGCTTACCCAATGGGATGGCTTTCGCTTTGCCGGGCGTCGATTAAGCCGGGCTTCAATCACCATAAAACTGCGACCCAATGACCCAACAGAAAATGAGCGAACCGCCGTTATTAATCTTTCCGGTGAATCGCGGTGCAGTTTTCGCTACAGCCGGGAAAAAGATAAACGGGTCTGCCAACGATTCCTGGAGCTGAATGGACTGGTGAGAAGGATTGGGAATGAATTATCTCCTGCCGCAAACGACGATTGATCTGTTCCGGTGTTTTGAAGAGAGTACTGAAGAGTGGATTACCCAGGCGGGCCAGCAGGTACAGGGAGTTTTATCGTTGACCCTGGCCGATTCGCTGAAGCCGCTGCTCCATCAATCCGGCTGGTTTTGCCGGTTGGGAGAAACCACATCCCTTTCTGTTCCTTGTGGGGATGATTTCACGGAAGAAGATCTGGATTACGATCCGGTCAAACAGCGGTATTTTTATACCTGTCCGGAAACGTTATTGAAAATCGCCGTTGATGTCAGTGATGTTTCCATCTGGTCTCTGGACTGCCAACGGTTGCTTGCCAACCTGGCAGACCTTCTGGATGTGCCGGATCGAGAACGGGTTGGGCTCAGTGCACCACTGGCGGGCGGGCATCTCTGGCGGATTGGAAATACCCGTCTGGCCGACGGCTTTTACTATCCGGTCTGGTTTTGTCGTGGAGCTCAAAGCCAACTGACCACGTTGGATGCCACGCTGAGACAACTGTCGAACCGGGATCGTGGCCTGATTCTTACGGCACATCAGATGTTTCCCAGCCACTATCGCCTGCCCTCGGGGTTCTATAGTTTGCCGGTTGCCAGGGCATTGTTTACCCATGGCTCCAAAACGGTCATTAATCGTGACCGACTGTATCAAGCGATTGTGCAACCGGGACATCATCAGGATGACAGTCCGGTGCACTATGATCGACAACGTCAGACACTGATCATTGCAGGCAAAGAGCCCTGGTGTATTCAGGGTGATAACCAGGCGGCCGCAATTGATTATGTGTATCAGCGCTCACAGGCCGGAGTCTGGGAGGTCAAGGTCAGTGATATTTTGCTGGCGGTCAAAATAGCGACACACAAGCCGGATACCTGGTCGGTTAAACGGCTGCCGGAGTTGTTTAAAGGCAATGAGTGGACGGACTATCTGACCAGTACCCGGCGTGGCTATTACGGGTTTAACCTGACCTGAAATTCGTTACTGCCGGATGATCGCCACCTCAGGGTGGCTTTTTTTTGCCTCAAATTTCTGCCAATACCGCAGGTCTCACATTATTTCTCACATTTCGGGGGGTGACGGTCTCACATTTTGCTTTCGACAATTTACTCACGTTCTGACAATAAACGCGAGGAGGCGATGAACGTGAGAAAGAACAGTCTCAGCCAGATTGAACTGGCACAACGCTGGAGTGTTTCGCAGCGTACTCTTGAGCGCTGGCGCTCGGTGGGGTGGGGACCCACCTTTCACAAAATGGGTGGGCGAGTGATCTACATGATCAAGGATGTAGAAGCTTACGAGGCGCAGACCGCCATGCGCTCCACTTCTGAGCCCTGCCATTCCATGGCAGCAGGAGGTCAGTCATGAATCTGAAAGACTTACTTAAGTTACCGGTCAGTGATCTGGCGGCCAGGTCTGGTGAAGAGTTGTTAGTGCTGGTGGACAACATTGAAGCTCAGTTAGAGGAAGCCCAGAGAGTAAGAGATTGGCTGGAGTCTGCCATCGCTTACAAATATGTCTACAAAGCCACCAGCATTCGTTCGGAGTTACAGCAGGAGTTCGGTTTCATTCACTTTGAAGACGGTGTCGTGAAAGTGACATCTGAAATTCCCAAGGCCATTACCTGGGATCAGAAAAAGCTGGCAGCCATAGCGGAAACCCTCCGTAACCAGGGAGAACATCCTGAAGCGTTTATGGAGGTGCAGTACACCGTTCTGGATGCACGTTTTGATGAATGGCCTGAGGTCATGCAGAACGCGTTTCGACCTGCACTGACTATTGAACAGGGAACGCCTAAGTATCGTCTGTCTCCCAACTATCGGGGGATAAAGTCATGAGCTTGCCAATATTAACAGCTGAACAGCGAAGCCGGGAACGAAAGGGAATCAAGTGTGTTTTGTTAGGCCGAAGTGGGGAAGGTAAGACCACACTACTGAAAACCCTCGATACGCATAGCACGATGTTCATGGATCTCGAAGCGGGTGACTTGGCGGTTCAGGATTGGGAGGGTGACACTATTCGTCCCTCTACCTGGACGGAGTTCCGAAATTTTGCCGTCTATCTTGGAGGTCCTAACCCCGCACTCAGGGATGACCAGGTTTACTCGAAAGGTCACTATCAGGCGGTGTGTGAGAAGTACGGTGATCCATCCGCTCTGGATAAATACGATACCTACTTTATCGACTCCATCACGGTGCTGGGGCGGCTCTGCTTTCAGTGGTGCAAAAGCCAACCCCAGGCCTTCTCTGAGAAAACCGGCAAGCCGGATACCCGGGGAGCCTATGGTTTGCATGGACAGGAGATGATTGCCGCACTGACTCATCTCCAGCATGCCCGGGGTAAAAATGTAGTGTTCGTGGCCATCCTGGAGGAGCGGGTGGACGACTTTAACCGGAAAATTTATCAGCCTCAGATTGATGGCTCTAAAACTGGTCTGGAAATGCCCGGGATCGTTGATGAGGTCATTACCCTTGCGAGCCTGCCGGATGAAGAAGGTAACCTTCGACGAACCTTTGTCTGCCAGACCCTGAATCCATATGGCTACCCAGCCAAGGACCGCAGTGGTCGTCTCGACCTGTTTGAACCGCCCCACCTGGGCAGGCTGTTTCATAAAATCCGAACCGCTGAACGTCAGCCGGTCACCTTTGACGATCCAACTCTTAAAACGCCAACCGCTGAAACCCAAAAGGACGCATAACCATGTCTCAGAAAAAATCATGGAACGATTTCAACGATGCCGCTGAACAGAACCAGCACGATATCATCCCTTCAGGCACCGTGGTTAAGGTTCGTATGACCATCAAGCCGGGTGGTTTTGATAACCCGGACATGGGATGGACGGGAGGTTACGCCACTCGTGGTGATACCGGGGCCATCTACCTCAACGCTGAGTTCACTTTGCTGGCAGGCGAGTATGCGAAACGCAAGGTCTGGTCATTGATCGGGATGTACAGCCCGAAAGGACCGGAGTGGGAAAACATGGGCCGCTCGTTTGTTCGCAGTATTTTGCAGTCAGCCCGTAATATCAAACCGGATGATAACAGCCCACCGGCGTACAAGGCCCGTCAGTTGATGTCCCTGTCGGAGCTCGATGGCATTGAGTTTGTGGCCAAGGTGAGTCTTGAAAAAGATCAGTATGACGAGCCGAAGAATGTCATCAAGCAGGCCATTACCCCGGAGCATAAGCAGTATGCCCAGTTGATGCACGGTATTGCACCTGTAACACAACCCGGACAGAGACCGTCTCATCATGAATTGCAGTCCGAGTTGTATCGGGGACCGGATCAAGCGCCTCATCCGGCTGAAGGTTATGGCAGCCAGTGGGACTGACTTCTAACTGAAAGGAGTATCGCCCACCCGCAGGTGGGCTTCTTTTTACAGGGACGCTGAGCAATGAAGAACGGATGGCTCAATTTTAATACGGCTGCAGAGCAACAAGCCCCTGAGCTCTTACCGGCTGAGGATATTAAGCGACGTATCCAGGACCGGCTGTTGGATTACCTGACGGCGATGTTTCCGAACGGTAAGCGACGGAGTAACAAGTTTGTCATGGGGAATGTTAAGGGTGACAAAGGTAAAAGTCTGGAAGTCTCGCTGGATGGCAGTGAACCCGGGCTATGGCATGATTTTGAAAATGGTGAAGGCGGTGACATTGTCAGTCTGACTGCGGCCGTTCAGGGGCTTGATCCTAAAAATGACTTTCCTGAGGTTATTCGCGCAATGGCTGATTGGTTAGGGATACCACCAACTAGCCCACCAGCATTAGCCAGTTACCAGGACGACTACGAGGATCTTGGTGCACACACTGGCAAATGGGACTACCACGATGCTGAAGGCAATTTGATCGCCTGTGTCTATCGTTACGATACTCCGGATGGTAAAGAGTTCAGACCGTGGGATGTTAAAGCACGCAAGACCAAGGTTCCCAATCCCAGGCCATTGTATAACCAACCGGGGATCAAACAGTCTACGGACGTCTGGCTGGTGGAAGGAGAAAAAGCAGCACAGGCACTGATTGATAACGGCTATTGTGCCACCACTGCCATGAATGGAGCGAAGGCACCGGTTGAGAAAACAGACTGGTCTCCCCTCAAAGACAAGCGAGTGATGATTTGGCCGGATCATGATGAGGCCGGACTGGCTTATGCACACAGTGCAGCAAAAGCCATTGACGACATTGGAGCTATGTCCGTTGTTATTCTCAAGCCACCAGCCGCTAAGCCAGAGAAGTGGGATGCCGCTGATGCGCTTGAAGAAGGCTTCAATATTGACGAGTGGAAAATTACAACGGATCGCAAAACCATCAAGTCTGCCGGGTTATTCCTCAAGGATTGGAATGCATTGCGTTATCAGGGCAAAGCACCCGATCAGCACTTTCTGGTGGAAGGTTCTTTTCCCATGGGCGTGGTGTCCATATTGGCGGCCATGGGCGATACGGGGAAAGGCATGCTGACCCTGAAGCTGGCACTTGAAGTGGCTTGTGGTGAAGGGTTCCTTGCTGAGGTTCTGGGTGGTCGTATTCAACAGCACGGTACGGTGGTGGTTTTTACCGCAGAGGATGATCAGGCGGAAGTGCATCGTCGTCTGGAGAAGCTTGATCCGGGTAATCACCGACTGGACCGTCCTGACAAGTTATTGATAGTGCCCCTTCCAAATGCAGGTGGACCGTTTCCCATGGTGAAGGACACTCCTGATGGACCTGCAACGACCCGTGAATTCACTCAGATTGTGAGGCAGCTTCAACAGATTGAGGATTTGAAGCTGGTGGTGTTTGACCCTCTGTCTTCCTTTGTTCATGCGGATGTCAATGCGGATCCGGCAGTGGGGAGTTATCTCACTGGTTTGCTGGCTAACCTGGCGTCAGAAACCGGTGCAGCGGTGATGGTGGTCCACCATATGCGTAAGCCCCCGAGTATGAGGCCTATCGACAGTGCTGAGCAGGCAAGGGATGCCATCAGAGGCAGCAGTGCATTGGTCGACGGAGTGCGTATGGCCTATGCCTTGTGGCCCGCTGAGGATACTCATGTGCAACAGGTGTGCACCACCCTGAATTTAATACCGGAGGCACGGAGTTTTTATCAAGGGGCAGTGGTTAAATCCAATGGCCCGGCCGATCGTACTTTGCGTACCTATAAGCGTAACAGTGTTGGATTGTTGGAGGATTTGACCCGTAGACTGAAGGGTGGCACACCCAGCAACTACGACATGTTGGTGCAATTATCTGAAGCCTTGAGAATGGCTGCTGAGCGTGGACATCCCATGACGCATACCGGCGTCAACGGTGTCTTCAAACAGCGTAATCGTCTGCCGGACATCTTCCATCCAATGCCCCGACATCGGCTCGAAAACCTGGTGCAGGAACTGCTGAATGAAAAGCCTCCCAGAATCGTCAAAGGTACTTTGAAAGATTCAAAAGAGCTTAAATGGCTGGACTCGCCATGGGGAGATTTTGCTAGTGGAAAGGGGGTTATTGTTCCGGGAGCTGACCTCCAGTGAAGCGTAAAAAGCATTTCCAGAGCGTTTCCAGACTATTTTTTAACCAGCAACGAACCCAGAAAGTACCGTTGCTAAACCGTTTCCAGAGCGTTTCCAAAAATGACCGTTTCCAGAGAAAAGCTGGAAATTGGAAACGTAAAGATAATGTAAGTAAATTC